GGTTATGATGGTGTACATAAGGTCTCCTAGTAAGCAGTTTATACACTTGCTTAGGTGCTTTGGTTACACTAGGTCTACGATCTCACAGCTATCTCCAGAACAAGCTAGTGTCTGGCTACCTGCTGTGTTGTCTTCCATCTCATACTCAGCCAGTCTATCCCAGTCAAGAGACTTAGGCATAAGAGACTTCAACGTCTTATAGTCCGACTTACCTACATCCTGATAGGGTGCCTGTTGGTATGTGTGTTCGCTGTAAGGTAGGAACGACACACCAGACATTTCATCGAAGTGTTTGTAGACGAAAGCACCCACCTCAAACCACTCGTCAGAGCGGACGTTGATTGTCACAGATGGTTTGTGTTCGCACCAATTACGCTGGTAGGCTAACCACATCTCTAATTGCTCTACAGCAGTCATATCAGATGTCGTCACAGCATTGTCAGGGGACTTCATGGGGAAACTAAACACCACTGTGGTATCTGGCTTCATCACACAAGGCTCATTTGGTACGCCATAATCCTTCAAGAAGTTTGTGATTGGGTCTTTAATGTCACCACGCACAGTACGAATGTAATAAGGTGAGTGACGAGCATGGATACCACTAGCAGAATCAACAAGTTGGGAGACAGTGCCAGAAGGCTTGACGCAAGTGATAGCAGTAGCAACAGGGATACCAAGACGTTCAGCCCATTCAGCATTAGTAGTAATAGCGACATTTCTAAGATGCTCCAGTGTTTTGTCTAATCCACCGTTCTTGATGGTCATTAGAGGATTGTCCATGATACCTGTGAGGCTAACCCCCAACAGACGCTCTTCTTCTGTATTGTCTTTCCACTCCTTAGATAGGTATGGGAAGTGTGTGTAGGTACTTTGTACTGTACCCAAGATGGTAGCAAGTTTTACCTTACGCTCTAGGTCTTCTACTGTATCCGTTGCACGGACTACGCACTCCGTTAGGTTACAAAACTGCGAATCACGGAGGATGATTTCCGAACATGGATTCGTGCCAAAGTCAAGGTCTGATTTACGGCGTCCGTTCTTTGATGCCTGTACCTTAGCTGCTTCCCGATTGAAGATACCACGTTCACCACTTCCACTTTCCACTAGGGCTTGCCACTCACGCATGAAAGAGATGCTGTCGGGCTTCTCAGTATAGCTCACAGAGTTGTTAGCCAAAGCTCGTTGTGGGTTGTTCTCCCACCATGCACCTGACTTAGCGTGACGCATACGGTCATCTGACAAGTTAGACAGAGAGATCATAGCTGAACGGCGTACACCACCTACAACAACAACTTCACCAATCTTACACATGATGTCGTGACATTCGATAGAGGATAGCTTACGTCCTGTAGAACCCTTGAATGTGTGAACGACAAAGTTGAACAAGTCAATTAGAGGCGCTGGGCCAGAGGCACGACCACCGAAGGTCTTTAGTCTAGCCCCTGCTGGACGAACCTTAGATATATCCCACTTGGGAACTTCACCGCTGTACAACAAAGCAATAAGCTGACGTAGAGCTTTGGCCCAACCCTCTTTGCTATCTTTAACCACGATTGTTGTGTCGCTGTTAAACATTTGATCTGGCACTTCTGGTAGCTTGTTGATGTACTGACGCTCAACTGAGAACCCTACACCTGTACCACATAACAAGATAAACATAGCTTGGTCGAAGCTCTTGATGTTCTTAACTGCCAGATAACTACAGTTATACATAGCAGTATTGTCACGGAGGGCTGCTGGACCAGCGGTCATAAGAGAGCGCATGGATGGCATAACGTCAAGCGATAGGATAGCTTGCTCAATCTGACGAATGTAACTGTCGTCTCCTGCCACAGGCTGTACGATGTTCTCCATGTAACGGGCTACTGTTTCCTCCCATGTCTCACGGCGTCCCTCTTTGTCCAGCCATCGTGCATAACGTGACTTGTGAATGAAAGACTGGTAGTCTGTTGGTAGTGTATTGCTCATTTACCGCGCCCTCGCATTGTTTTATCTTCATCTAACCAGACCATACGGTCAATGTCTTCTCGGCTAATGCCAATGTCCTTTAGCTCTCTGTCGGACAGTCGGTTCAGTATCTTGACTGCTTGTCGGTGTTCTGACCACATCACACAGTATCGCATGAACCTAACGACAATATTGTTTACCCATCTCTTCTTCATCGGTTGTCTCCTGAACCCTTAATAACACCACGTCTGGCTCTATCGTTTAACTTATCCATATTTACTTCCATGACCTCTGGTAGGTTACTGTAGAAGTAATTAGCCAAGGCTGTCGTATAGAATAGAACGTCACCTAACTCCTTGATGATATCTTTCTGATTAACCTTCGTATTGTCACGGAGGTACTTCTTTACCTTCTCAGCTACTTCTCCAGCCTCACCCACGAGACCTAAGGCATTTTCCACTAGACGGGTCTCACCCTTTGTCGTGATCTTACCTTCAACCCAGTAGGAATACTCCATCGGTGTCACGTTTACGATGCTAAAGGCATCAATATCTTCTTGCGTAATCATATTGCTCTCCCGTAGAACTCTGTCTGTTTACTGGTGTCTTTGGCTATATCGAACAGATACCAAGCGCAGTTGTCTTTACCTACGCTCTTACTATCCTCAATCCATTTGACCCTACCAATGCTAACTACCTTGACACAATAGGTCATCAAGATAGCTGACTGTTTAGTGTGCATCCAATCGGCATCAAAGAGTAGCCATGTTGGACACATCTGCATCCACCCTTCGATAAATGGGTGCAGGAGTTTTCTATTCCAAGGTGGGTTGGTGATACATAAGTCAGCACCACCGAAAGCCATATACAACTCCAAGAAGTCTTGCTCACCCATGTTAATGGAATCATGTAAGCAAACCCTTGGGTCTCTAGGCTCAATGTCACAAGCAAAGATACACTCACTATGACCATCTGTAAGACTGTCTATGTGGCCTATCAAACGCCCATCTCCCGCACAAGGCTCGTAGTAGTCAAACGAATAAGGCAAGTGCGGGATCAGAGGCTCAACTGCTGCCCTTGGTGTTGGGTAGTAATCCCTTGGTACTCTGTCAAAGTCACTACGTTTCCCCATACATAGCCTTTAGTCGTGACTGGGAGATAAACTCTGGGTCGTACATACCGTTCTCCACCTCCCGTTTAACAACTATGCCTGACCACCACTCTTTGTTGGCTTGCCCTGCCCAACCTTCTGCTGCACCTTTGTAGCACCCCGCAACAAGACCGATAACTCCGTTAGGGTGTGAAGAGTCCTTAAACTTAAGATCACGTTTATGGCTATGACCACAAGTAGAACTATGATGCCTGTGAGCCAGTAGTGCATTAGCATGGTGCATACCAGACATAGCAGACCCAAAGTTACCACTACTAAAGAAGTGAGCATACGAGACGCCATCGTAATCAGCAATCGCTGGCGCGGAGTGTTCATACTCGTGGTACTCATCGAACCATCTGTCCGTCTGGAGATGCCCGAAAGATATGCCGTACTTTGATCCTTCGAGTCTTGGGTCGTGCTTAATAGCTTTCTTAATTCTGTTTTCATGGTTTCCCTCAAATCCTATGTAAGTTGGACGTTTTCTCTTGTGGTGTCTAAACTTCCATCGGATGCGTTCTTGTGCATCATTGTACTGCTCGATGTCTGCCTCATAACTCTGACTGACGATTGCCTCTGGGTAACGAGTGTCAAATGTATTTAATGACCGCATGTCAGCGCCATCACCCAAGTCAACGACATAATCAGGTTTCAGATCATACAAGAACTCCCCTAACCAATTAAACCTCTCGTTACTCACAGTCGGATCAACGTGAGCGCATGAGAAGACTACGACTGTCTTACCTGCCATTATGTTTCCTTTATCCATTCCTCTGGGATTAACTTGTCTGCATAGATGTAACCGTGTTTGTCACACCAATCAGCATAACTTGTCTTTGAACCTTTACTTATCTTACCCTTAGAATTAGAGAAGACAAACCGTATGTCAAGTTTAGGAAACTGTCGTTGTACTAACAGATGCTTCTTTCTGTCGGCAGCTACGAACCGTCCTTTGGATTCTACGATGATACCGTTGGGGAGTTCAAAGTCAGGTGTGTAGGTTCTAATCTCGTTAACCTCATACTTGATCTTGAACTCCTCATACTTGAACGGCACACCAAGGCTCTTTAGTTGCTCTGAGATACGATCCTCTAGTCCTGATCTATAGCCATGCTTTAGACCTCTTGAGGCGGCTCCCACAGTTGATTGTCGTGCCGCCTTAGCCATAGTAACCTCGCATTTTCAATGATCCTCTCTGTGTCCCCATCATAAGCCTTGACACATGCTTCCCAGAGGTCGTCTTCTGTGTTGCAATCAGTAAGGATTTTAGCTGCTTTCTTAGGGCCAATACCATACAGCCCCTTGATGTTGTCTGCGGCGTCACCC